GTCTGTAGATCGCATTTGTTGATCTAAATTTTATTCCAGCTCAAGAACTTGTGTATTTTTTCAGTGACTGATGTCCAATCGCCCAAGGCAGGTTGACGGAACAGACGTGCTGTCACATACCAAGGACTAGAATCTCGATCCAACAACCAACGCCAATCCAACGCAAACTGGCTCAGCATGACCCACACAGTACGCCCCAAAGCTCCAGCCAAATGTGCCACGGCGGTGTCTACAGACAACACAACATCACAGTGCATGATCAATGCTGCCGAGTCGGCAAAACTTGAGATACTGCCCGGGTAGGCAGTGACTCCAGCGGCAATCAATTGAGCCTCTTCCTCAGCAGTGCAATCACACTGTAAGTTGATCCATTCGTAGTTGGGATTACGTTGGATCAAGGCCAACATGTCTTCAAACGGCATACCCTTGTGTCGATTGATCCAGGTATCTCTGCGCCCTGACCAGCAAAAGCCCACTCGCAATCGGGTTTTTGGACCCAAGCGATCTTGCCAAACACGTTGTTTGTCGGCATCGGCAGTGAGATAGTATTGTACTTGTGCAAGATTGTCCAAGGTGGTTCCGATGATTCCGGGTATGCTCATTATGGGCACCCAGTAATCAAATTCTGGCAAAGGATCGCCGTCGCACACAATGTGAGGAATGCCGGGTCCAATAAACAACGGTTTAAGTCCGGCATTCACAGCCAAGATAACTCGGGCACCACGACTGGTCACATCGCCCACAAACCGCACAAACTGTATGTTGTCGCCGTGGCCTTGTTCGCCAACAATCAACACAGTTTTGCCTTGGATATCCTGACCGGTCCATCTGGGTTGATTGTAGTTGGGCAACATGCCATCCAGATGTTCATAGTTCCAACGACTTTCGTACTGCGGCCAGCCGCGGGCATAATCGCCCATGAGTAGATAAGCCACGGCCAAGTTAAACTGTGCGGTGGGATGCGTGGGTGCCAGTTGCATGCTTCGTTGCAGGAACGGTATGGCTCCTGCCGGATCACCACACTCACGTAGCACGTTGCCATAGTTGTTGAATGCACTTGCCGAGTTGCGATCCTGAGTCAAGGCCTGTGCATAGTATTGCAGAGCCAGTTCAGGTGTATTGTCTTCTCGGGCTTGATTGCCCAAGGCTATGAGTTCTTCTGTGTGCATGGTTCTATTTAATTTGCGTTCAACTGCTCAAAATATTTGCCAGATCATAAATACTTGTCAACGCAATCCTGCGTTTTATGCGGCTCTAACCCAGCCGCGTAGTGGGCTAGAACCCACATTGGGCTTCTTTAAGGAGAAAACAAAATGGGACGTCCTCTCAAAATAGCAAAAAATTCACCTATGTCGGGAATCTTTTATGACCCTTCTAATCAAGGTGCAGTAGCACAATCGGTACCGGTTGACATAGCATATCCTCCATTCGCTGCTCCAACATCAATGGACACAGCCACAGTGGTATTGCCACAACCACCAACAACACCATTACCATTCACTGGTGTAGTGGGCGGTGCTCCTGTACTCAGCGCACCTTCAACATCATTTCCAGTGGTCAGTTGCCAGGTAAACATTGCACTACCAAGTGGATCAGGTCAAGGTGTTGCCACAGGTCGTATTATACGTCAAAAAGGCGCTCACAAGTTCCTGGTTTCCAGCAACACCACAGTGCAGGACGAAAGCATCCTAGCTGGCGCCAGCTACATGATCATCTCAGTAGGCACCACTGACTGGACCTTGTTTGGTGCACCGGTAGGCTATACCACAGGCACAATCTTCACAGCCACAGCCGCTGGTTCAAACTCTGGCGACGGTACCTGCGTGCTGGTTGGAGTTTGCGTACTCACAGACAGTAATACTCCAACAGTGGGCAACATGAGCATTGCCATGGCAGTGGGTGGCGACAGCACCGAAGTGTATATCAGCAAACTGACCAACCGCTTTGCTCAAGACTTCAACGGTGGTGCCGCAGGCGGTGGTGCTAATACCGGTGATGTTTGGAATGCAGATCAAGTGGTCAACGACATTGAGTATGCAGCCAACTTCTTCACAGACGTAAGCACATTTGCCAAGTCTGGCGCCGAAGTGGACACCTGGACCAGTGCCAACGGTAGTGATCAGCCAGGTGAAAATGGCACACTCGAATTAGCACAGATTGAGAAAATCACTTCGTAATTTTTGTAGTTCCCCTAAAATCCCCACAATAAGTACTGTGGGGATTTTTTATGAGTCAAGCATTTGTACTAGGCAACGGTATCAGCAGAAAAAATATAAATCTGTCAGAATTGCAAACCTATGGCAAGATTTATGGGTGCAATGCCTTGCACAGAGAATTTGTGCCCAATGTCTTGGTAGCCACAGATCGTCCCATATCCACAGCTATACAAGAATCTGGCTATGCTAAAAATCACGAATTTTATACAAGACGCCCAATTGAAGGTTTGGGAGCCAAGTCTGTATTGAAAAAATATCACGGCTACAGTTCGGGCCCTAACGCAGTGGCTCTGGCTGCCGAACACGGACACAGACAAATCTACCTGTTAGGATTTGACATGGGCCCCAATGTCAATAACACATTTAACAATGTCTATGCTGATACAGAGTTTTACAAAACATCGTCACACCCGCCCACGTTTGCCGGCAACTGGAAACGACAAATAGTTGAAATCTGCAAAGATTACCCGCATGCAGAATTTGTGCGTGTTTGCGGACCGACCACAGCTAGATTTGCTGAATTAGAATCAGTTAAAAATCTAACGCACCTTGATTTGGGCACCTTTACGGACCGCATAAATAATCAAAAGGATCTGTGATGTCTACATACAAGAACACCAGCGGCGATTTGACCCTGACCGGAGACAACGGACTGGCCACGCTGACCGTCAACTATGCCAATACTATTTTTAATGGTAGTTTAACCTACACCGGCAACCTGACCACAGTGGATGATTTTATTGTTGTAGCCGCCAACAACACTGGCGCTATCACAGACATGGGGTTACTGGCCCAAACAGGCCCGTCCACTTTTGCCGGATTGAGATTTGATGTGGCCGCGAACACTTGGCAAATCAGCTCCAGCGTGACCAGCGGTGGCTTGCCCATAGCCAGCTATGCCAACATTTTTACTGGTGGCGGCTCGTCATTTGTGGGCGGTGCCAACACACAGATCCAGTTCAATGACGGCGGTAGTTTTGGTGCCACGGCCAATCTAACTTTTAATAAAACAACCAATCAACTGTTTTTGTCAGGTTTCCAAGCTCTGGCCAACACTGCTATTCCGGGCAATGTGGCCAATGCGGTAGCAGTGTACAGCAACGCTGTCAGCACCGGGGGCACAGGCATATACTTTACATCAGCTGGTGCAGCCGGTGAACTGATCAGCAAGACGAAGGCCATTGCCTACTCTCTCATACTTTAAGGAATCAAAATGTCAATTACAACACAAGTAATCAGCAACACAGTAGTTGGTAATACAGTTTATGTCAGCGGCGGAAATACTGCTATTACCTGGCTCAGCTTAAACAACTGGGGAGCTGCAAACGTAACTGCCAACGTGTTTGTAGTGCCCAACGGCAACACAGCAACAACCAGCAATCAGGTTTACTATGCGCTGTTGCTACAAAGCGGTGACACATATCAAATCAACTCAGGTGGTGAAAAACTGGTTTTGAACAACGGTGATTTTGTACAGGTAATAGCCACAGCCAACACAGTGACCGCAGTCACTTCCTACATAACAGTTTAATGGGGTACTTTGTAAAAAATCGTCAGTTACAGTCTGGCAGCAGCGGAGTGGTCTTGCCTGCCGGTGGTGCTGCTGTGCGACCAGAAAATCCTCTGTTTGGCATGATCCGCTTCAACACCGATTCGGGCTTCTGCGAATTTTACAACGGCAATATCTGGCAGAACTTTGGCACCGGCGGTGTTATTACCTATACTGTGGATGACTTTACCGGAGATGGCAGTACCACTGTATTCAACATGAGCATTGCTGAAGATTCAGAAACACAAATTATTGTGTTCGTGGGATCAATCTATCAAGACCCTGCCACAGCGTATACAGTGAATGGCGGATTTGACATCACATTTACTTCGGCCCCACCAGCAGGCATACCCATCAACGTCATACACAGCAGTAACTGACACCATAAATACCCTATCATAGGACAATCACATGGCCATAAGTTTTGTAGCCGGTAGTATGCTCAACAGCGATTTGGTTCGCACCACTAATCTTGCTTTCAACGGCGATTTGATTTATCTTGACGTCACTGGCAATCGTGTGGGCATCAACACTGGCAGCCCGGCCAGCACGCTAGAAGTTGTGGGCAATGTCACAGTTGGCAATATCTTGATACCCAACGTGGGCAATGTCAGCGTGGGTAATACCTACATCAACAACCTGTTGGATCCAGTAAACCCTCAAGATGCTGCCACCAAGCAATATGTTATAGATCATGCCGGCAACATTGGCAACATTGGCAATCTGACCTTTTCAAACACCACTATCAGCACCGGCCTAGCCAACGGCAATATCACAATAAAGCCCACTGGCAACGCTATAGCTGTGATAGATACCACAACAGGACTGCAAATTCCTGTGGGCACAACCGGGCAACGACCCAATCCGGCCACAGCCGGCACTGTGCGATTCAACTCTGACATAAGCCGGATGGAAATCTACGACGGTTCAGAATGGGACCAGGTGGTAGGCGGCGTGACCAACCAGACCATTGCCAATGCCAATGGTGTGACTACAACCTTTACCCTGGACCGCTCAACCACTACTGCTGCGGTTTTGATCATGCTGAACGGTGTGGTACAGCTACCAGGCACGGCCTACAACATGAGCCCTAATCCCAGCGTCAACTTGGTTTTCACAGAAGCGCCAGCCTCCAACGACACCATAGACGTACGATTCCTGTAACAAAAATCTAGTCTAGCGACGCTTGCAACGCAGATTTTACAGCACACATCAGCTCCAGAGCTGACTTATCCCAAAATAACAGCACAGATAGTGTTTATTCACGGCTCCGGTAAATAAGAGATAGCCCGTGATTTGTCACGGTTGCGACCAGGAAACCGGAGACCAACATGCCTGTAACACGAATTAATAACAATCAGATTACCGATGCCATATCTGGCAACGTGCTAGTAGGTGTAAATGCTGCGTCTAAATTGCAGAACTTTTCGATCACATCTACCAAGATTGCCAACAATTTGACCTATGGTAGTGATCTTACTGTTTCGGGCAACTTGACAGTCAACGGCACCACAACCACGATTGACACAGTCAACACCTTGGTGCAGGATCCGTTGATTACCCTAGCTGATGGACAGACCTCGGGTGCGCCCACACTGGACATTGGTACCATTGGTCTGCGTGGCAGCCAAAACTCTGCTGTGTTGGCCTGGAAAGAAAGTCAGTTAGAGTTTGTCACGGCCCTGAGTACAACCACGGTCTCCAACACCACATTCACTATCAGTAGCTATGCCAACTTGCATACTGGTAACTTCATAGTACAAGGCACCACCAGCCTGATTGGCAACGTGATTGGTGACGCTAACTTTACGTCCAACATCACCGGCGGAAATCTCTTATCACCTGGCTTAGTATCTGCAACAGGTAATGTAACTGGCGGGAACGTGACCACAGGCGGCCAGGTAAGTGCTACGGCCAATGTCACAGGTGGCAATTTATTAACCGGCGGACAAGTCAGCGCCACAGGCAACATCACTGGTGGCAATATCATTTCTGGCAATGCTGTGATTGGCAATATCACAGCATTGCCAGAAATGATATTGCCACCAGTGATG